TGGATATTCAACATGAAGAACCGATTCGGCTGGAAGGACAAAACTGAAACCGAACACTCCGGGAATATCGGCGTGACCCAAATCACTCGCCGCATTATCAAGCCGACTGGCGATGGAACTGGTAATTGATACGCCCGAGTGGGCAATTCCGCTATTATCCCCGGCCCGATACAAAGGCGCATATGGCGGGCGTGGTTCTGGTAAATCACATTTCTTCGCCGAGTTAATGATTGAGGAACACGTCGCAAATCCTAATCAGCGCTCGGTGTGTATTCGAGAAATCCAGAAGTCACTCCAGTTTTCCGCACGGCAATTGCTGGTATCGAAAATACAGGCGCTAGGCGTTTCGCATCTGTTTGATATTACCCTGAATGAAATCCGCAGTATTCGCGGAACGGGCATTATCATTTTCCAGGGGATGCAGGATCACACGGCCGATTCCATCAAGTCGTTGGAAGGTTTCGACCGGGCCTGGGTCGAGGAAGCGCAGAACCTGTCCGCTCGGTCGATGAAGCTGCTACGCCCGACGATCCGAAACGAGGGTTCCGAGATATGGTTCAGTTGGAACCCTGACCAGCCGGACGATCCCGTGGACGCCCTGCTGAGGCCCAAGGATGGTCCACCGCCCGGGTCTATCGTCATCCCCGTGAACTATGATCAAAATCCGTTCCTTCCCCGGACATTGCGCGAGGAAATGGAGTTTGACCGCAAGCACAACCCGGGCGACTTCCACCATGTGTGGGAGGGCGGCTACAACACCAAGACCCACGCTCAGATATTCGCGGGCAAGTGGCGCGTGGATGAGTTCGATCCTGGCGCCGACTGGGAAGGCCCGTATTTCGGCCTCGACTTCGGCTTTGCGAATGACCCGACTGCTGGCGTCAAATGCTGGCGGCATGAAGGGCGTCTGTACATCGAGCATGAAGCCGGGCGCGTGGGACTGGAGTTGGACGACACGGCGCAATACCTGGCCGACCACATCCCGGACATCTGCCGATATGTGGTTCGCGCCGACAGCGCCCGCCCGGAATCCATCAGTTACCTGAAACGCCCGGACCCGCGTAACGAGCGCCCGCACATTCCGCGCATTGAGCCGGTGAAGAAATGGACTGGCAGCGTTGAGGATGGGATTGCTTACATCAAGTCGCACAAGGAAATCGTCATCCACACCCGGTGCCGCGAGATGCAGAAGGAGGCGAGGCTGTACAGTTTCAAGACAGACAAAAGGACAGGTGATATACTGCCGGACATCGAAGACGCCAATAACCACTATTGGGATGCTGTGCGTTATGCGTTGGGCGGACTGATCAAGGGCAAGCAATCGCCAATGGGTATTCGACTCGGAGTGGCCAACTGATGGCAGACGTTACTTTCCAGCACGGCGACTATGCCGAGAACTACGACGCATGGGAAACGGTCGAGGATGCATGCGCGGGTGAATCCGAGGTCAAAGGGAAGGGCGTCAAATATCTGCCGCAGCCGAATCCGACAGACAAAAGTCCGGAAAACACCGAGCGTTACAAGCAATACAAGGCCCGTGCCGTTTATTACAATGTGACGCGCCGCACGTTGCAGTCACTGGCTGGTGCGTGTTTTTCGCAAGCGCCAACACTTGTCACGCCGCCATTGCTGGCCTACGTCAATACCGACATTGACGGACAAGGGCTGAGCATCTATCAGCAATCACAAGTTGCAGTCTCCGAGGTGCTGCAAAAGGGCCGAGTCGGCATCCTTGTCGATTATCCGCAGACAACCGCACAAGCCACACTTGCCGACATGCAATCTGGTCGCATCCGGTCGACTGTCGCACTTTATGAAGCAGAAGACATCGTCAACTGGCGGACTGAGAAAGTCGGGGCCAACCACGCGCTGTCGCTTGTCGTACTGAAAGAATGCGCGCAACAGGTCACCGAGGACGGGTTTGGCACTCAAGAGGTTGATCAATATCGCGTGCTGCGGCTTGCGGGCGGCGTTTATGTCATTGAGCTGTATCAGTTCAACGACAAGACTCAGACATGGGACATGATTGCGCAAAACATCCCGCTCAATAGCTCCGGCATGGCATGGACGCAAATCCCGTTCACGTTCATCGGTAGCGCTTCCAATTCCACCGCGTGCGATCCGGCTCCGCTGTACGACCTGGCAACCCTGAACCTTGCCCACTATCGCAACAGCGCCGACTATGAGGATTCCGTCTACATGACCGGACAGCCTCAGGCGTGGATATCCGGCCTGTCGAACGAGTGGCGCGATTGGTTGCAAGATAAAGGCGTTTACATCGGCGCACGGGCTGCAATGCTGCTACCTGAAAATGGTAATTTTGGCATCGCCCAGGCCGAACCGAACACGCTAGCCAAGGAAGCGATGGATGCCAAGGAAAAGCAAATGCTGGCTAATGGCGAACGCCTGATAACGCCTGGAAGTGCCGTCAAAACCGCAACAGAAGCGCAGGCAGAAAACGAGTCTGAGCATTCCGTTGTTTCACTCATTGCCGCAAACGTGAGCGAGGCTTATACGCATGCCCTTGAGTGGATGGGCGAATGGATGGGCGTGTCCGGCCAGATGGAATACACAATCCACGTTGAGGCCGCAAAGTTCTCGGTTGATGGCGTCATGCTTGGCGCTCTGGTGTCCGCCAATCAAGCGGGCAAGCTGCCGGATTCTGACCTGTTCCGCATCCTCCGCAAGATGGACGTTATTGATGCGGAAAAGTCGGATGAACAGATCCGCGAAGAACTGGCAGCATCAGGTTCCGCCGGTCTTGAGTTCGGCGCTGCCTGATGGCTGAGATAAACGGCATCACCTCGCCGGAAGCGATAAACATCGCAACCCGTGGGCAGGTTTTGCTCGAACGGCTGAAATCAGGGCAGGCGGCAAAGTTCGCACCATTCCTGAAACGCATGGAGGTTATCCTGCGGATGCGCCTTGCCGCTGGAGACCTTACCAGCTATCAGGCCGCAAAAGTCACGGCGCTGCTGCAATCCATCGAAGGCGACTTGACCGCCGTCATGGGTGAATACCGAACGATGCTGACGGGCGACCTGATTGATACCGCGATCCAGCAGGCGCAGTTTGAGGCTAAAACGCTCGATCATCTTGTCACTGAAAAAGCATTTGAGTCCTTTGTCCCGACTGCCGAACAAGTCCGCTCCGCAGTACTGACGGCACCATTGTCTGTCGTCGGTTACAATCAGGGGCAATTGCTGGAATCGTGGCTGCTAAACTGGTCAGTCGGTCAGATTGAACAGATTAGCGGCGTCATCCGGCAGGGATACTATCAGGGCCAGACTACCGACCAGATTGTCAGGGCGCTGCGTGGCACGACCAAAGCTAATTTCCTGGATGGCACGCTTGCGCAAATCGACCGCAGCAATCGCACTGTCGTCCGTACCGCCGTCCAGCATATGTCAACCGTGGCGCGACAACAGACTTATCAGCGCAACAGCGACCTCGTTAAAGGCGTCCAATGGGTATCAACGCTGGACAGCCGCACGACGACGCAATGCCGTTCACTGAGCGGAAAGCGGTTTCCTGTCGACAAAGGGCCGCGACCGCCTATCCATCCAAATTGCCGAAGCACAACCGTGCCTGTGCTGGATGATGCGTTCGACATCCTTGACAAAGGCGCGACGCAAGCCAGTAAGGGCGATGAAGGCGGGCAACAAGTATCGGCTGACCTGACATACTATGAGTGGCTGAAAACGCAGCCAGCGGGATTTCAGGATGCGGCTATCGGGCCGGTTCGCGGCAAACTGCTACGCAATGGCGGACTATCGGCAGACAGGTTTTCCGAGTTACAACTCGGCCAGAATTTCCAGCCTCTGACGCTTGAACAGATGCGCGCTCTTGAGCCGATGGCGTTCAAGCGGGCAGGGATTTAATACCGGCAGGGCCGGGAAAATGCACGGGGTGCATCATGTCATTGAAGTTTGAAGTAGATACGGTTGAAGGTCTGGACGCTTCCATTGCTGGTCTTTACGACAAGACGGAGAGCGGCAAGTTCCGGCTGAAGGTTGAAGGCATTGAGGATGTTGGCGGCCTGAAAAAAAAGGTTGACGAGTTGCTCTACGAGAAGAAAGCCGCAGCGCAGGCTCGCGCCGAAGCTGAAAGAGCCGCAGCCCAAGCCGCCGAAGAAGCCGCCCGCAAGTCTGGAGACGTTGCCGCGCTTGAAAAGTCATGGCAAGAGAAGTACTCTAAGGGAATTGGCGAAAAAGACAGCGAATTGTCGGCGCTGCGGGGCAGTCTGAACAAGATGCTGGTCGATAACGTTGCCGTGAGCCTGGCTAATGAACTGGCCGTACAAGGCAGCGCGGCGGTACTGATTCCCCACATTAAATCCCGCTTGGAAGTTGACACGACCGGCGGCGAACCCAAGACGATTGTTTTGGGAACAGACGGAAAGCGTTCGGCGCTGACCGTTGATGAATTGAAGGCAGAGTTTGCGGCAAATCAGGCGTTTGCGCCCGTGCTGGCAGGCTCGAAAGCGACCGGCGGCGGGGCCTCTGGTACTGGTGCAGGCGGCGGGGCCGCGAGAACTGTTTCACGCGCTCAATTTGAGCAAATGTCAGCCGGGCAGCAGATGGAACACATCCGCGCCGGTGGCAAGGTAAACTGACCCCAAACCGCATAGGTGCATTATTACCACGAATACCCTGACGAACCTGATCCCTGATCTGTACCCCGCCCTGGACGTTGTGAGCCGTGAGCTGGTCGGCATGATCCCCGCCGTAACCGTTGACGCCTCCGTGAACCGCGCCGCCGTCAATGAATCCGTCCGCGTTCCCATTACCCCGGCCAATACTGCTGGTACCGATATTACTCCGGCTATGTCGATCCCAGTCGAATCCGATCAGACAATTGGCAACGCTGAAATCAAGATCACCAAGTCCCGCGCATTCCCGTTTTCGTGGAATGGCGAAGAACAGCGCGGCCTGAACAACGGCCCTGGCTATCTGGGCATCCGCGCCAACCAGATTGCACAGGCCATGCGTGCCGCTGTCAACGAAGTCGAAACCGACCTTTGCGCAATGCATGCCGTTATGTCTCG